ACAGAAATGGAAAAACTTGAAAACTATCTGAAAGATCATGGTTTTCAGTACGAAAGAATAATAGATGAAGGTATTTCCTACGGTGAAATAAAAATAGGTTGTCGAAACCAGATAATAGTGTATAGAAATAAAAAGCGTGACTGGGACGCTATCTGCCAGCCTGGAAGTTATGGGTACGAACAGGGACTTTTGGAAGTGATGGGATCCAGGGTTGTTCGTCCCAGTGACGGGGACAGCGTGTGCGGGCATCTTACGGCACAGCAAGTCTTCGACAGATTGGAGGGGGACAAATGACACGTGAAGAACGAATCAATGAGCTGGTTCTGTTAAGGTTGAATATCAATGAATGGACACGCGGGTTCCAGAGAAGATCCTGATCCGGTGTGTTGTGATCATTTTACAACGGAAGACAGACAAGTTGAATTATATGAGGTGTACAGATGACTGTTGCGGAGCTTTTAAGCATAAAAACGCGTGGGATTTTTGTTGATGACGGGCAAGTGATCTTCCACGGGGATCTGATTGCCCTGGATGGGATGACCGGAAGAAGCCTGTTTGATACACGAAGAAGCAAGAAGGAAACTATCACGAAGTATTCTTCCGGGGAAATCATTTCCTTGTGGGCCGATGTCAGGTGGTGCAAAAGTCCCTTCGGGGACTATATCATGCCTGTGATGAAGTGTTATGTGGCACATGACAGCTGGAAGAAACAGGAGGTGGAACAATGACGAACGAAAAGGCAATCGAAGTGATCAAAGAAAACTGCTATCGGATGAATCCGCTGGATCTGGACGGAACGGTGCAGATCAACAAGGCACTGGATAAGGCTGTGGATGCGCTGAAAAGGCGGGCCGGGAACTGGATCATCGTTGAAGAAGATGTTGAATGGTTTGAAGGTATAAAGGGAACCGTCATTCAATGCGTGAATTGTAAATTCATTCATACAATTCCACATGGTTCGAAGATTTATGATTTTTGTCCGAAATGTGGGCGGCAAATGGGGGTGATTCTGATGGTTCGAAATAAAGATCTATGCCGAAAATGTATCTATCACGGAAAAATTGGACATTCGCGGGAAGCGGAGAAACAGGAAGTCTGTTGTATGTATAGCACAAAGGCATATCAGTCCGCGATAGCCAGGGACGGATCAGATAAACGCGGAAACGATCCGAACAAGTGTGATCTGTTTGAAGAAGGCGATCCGGCCCGCGTAAATCCGAAGGGAAAAGCACAATATAAGGAGGTGAAGACCGATGGAAGACAAAGAATTCATCAATCAGATGAAATACCTGATTGAAAATTATTCGGATCCGAATCCGGAATATGAAGCTGGATTCGTCCAGGGCGTGTTTTACGCCTACAATTTCAAGCTGCATGGGAAAACATATGCTGATGAACGGTTGAAGGCCCACAGTGACGGAAGGAAGATGTCAGAAGGGTGTGCGTGTGAAGGAAGGGATGGTGGTTGCTGATGGCTTTGGAAATCAAAACAGTCGGGGATCTGATCAATCATTATGAGGAACGCGCACAGAAAATCGCGGACAGTTTCGAAATACGGTCAAAATTCGGATACAGTCAACATGATGCGTATAAACTGGCCATGATAAAAGAATTCCTGAATTTTCTGTATGGCCTGGATGAAACAGAAGAGATTCGGAGGATGAAACGATCATCAGAACTGGCATGGATGCGCGTTCGAAGGTATGTGGAAGGTGCAATGAATGAAATTTCCAGACATTTGCCGGAAGATCTGGAAGAAGATCCTGATGAAGAGGGGGTGGAAGAATGAAAATGAAGACTATTTCTGATCTGATTCACCATTATGTGCTGAAGGCTGAAAACATCCGCCGAAATCTTCCGAATCGTGAAAAATGGGGGCATGGCCCGTGGGATAAACACGAAATGGCGAAGGATCTGGAATTCGCAGAAGCATTGCAGTCCATTCTTCCTTATTATCCGGACGGAAAGCTGATCGCACAGGAACCGGTGGATGACATCTGGCATGATGCGGATGATCCGCCGACAAATGACCGGTTCATTCTTCTTCGTTTCGGCGGACTGGAAATGCCGATGGTGGGAAGATATGAAGGACATCCGGAAATCGGCGGGAACTACTTCATCGGATGTCGTGAGGAACCGGCAATTATGGACAATTTGATCGTGACGATGTGGACGGATCTTCCGGGATACAAAACGGAGGTGGTCACAGATGAATAAAGACTTGGATGAAGTGATTCTGTTCTTCCAGGAATTATGTGATGAATGTGTCGCAAGATATGATGTCAGGAATCCGAAGGCCAGAAAAACGATTCAGATCTTCCAAAAAGGCATTAAGGCGTTGAAGATCATGAATAAAAGTCAGCTACTGGAAATGAACGCAACGATTTCAACAGATATTTATAAGGAAATCGGAGTGGATGAAAAGCTGGTTGAAGGTATGGTGAAGTCGCAGATGATCGATCAGATCGCAAAGAAACTCGTTGATCAACTGCCTATCCGAAAGTATGACGAATTGGAATTCAATCAAACAAGGTTCCGGGCGCAAATGCTGGTGTGGTTTACGAATGACAAGGGGGTGGAAGAATGATCTGGTGGTATGTGCTGGCGTTCTTCGGTGGCATGGTATGTGGATTCATGATGATGGCTTTGATGGCCGGATCGAAGAACAATGACCGGGAGTTTGTCCGGATGTATAAGGACAAAGAAACTGACAAAGTGGTTTATATTAAACATTCGCTGGGTGTCGATTTGGAAGTTCGTGATGCAGCGGAACTTGAAACACTTTATGCTGATGACAAACCGATTATGTATGTGGAAAAGCAGCGGGAACAGATGGGAACAGATGAAAAATGAATGTGGAACCGTGGGAAGCCTTATAAATAAAGGGCGGGAACACATGGAACAGATGGAACAGTTCCCTATTACTTGAATATTAGGGGAAAATAAGTAAAAAACTATATACTATGTACTTTTATATATATTTATAAAAATATATAAATATAGGGACACTTTATCTGTTCCATCTGTTCCCACTTCCCGAAATCCCGCATAAAATAAGGGCTTGCGGCGGTGGAAGATGACCGGTTCATCTGTTCCCCATCTTCCACCTATCTGTTCCCGGCCTTTATTTACAAGGGTTTATTTTGAAAAGTCTTGAACTTACTGGGGGTGTGACATGGAAATCGAAGAAATCATTGAAAAATCAATAAATCGGTTTATCATTCGCCTTCGGATGGAAGGGATCCTGAAGTCGGATCAGAAATCGGTCATCGAAAAGACGGAAGAACTGCTGAAGAAATATGAACAGTTCAAACTGTCAGATCAGCCAGCAACACAGAAGATGCTTGCGAAGGTGGACGATGCGCTGAAGTCGATTCAGTCGGATCCATACTATCGGATCATTCCGATGTTCTTTTTCGATCATGTCAGCCGTGAAGATATAGCATTTCATTTCGGAGTGACAGAACGAACAATCACCAGGCACAAATCGCGCCTGATCGAAAATCTGTCCGTGATCCTGTTCAGCGATGATGTGCTGATGGATATATTTTGTTGAATATGGGACACACTTCCTTCGTGGGGGTGTGTCCCTTTTCTGTCCCTTCGTGTGCCTTGAGGTCATCAAAATTCGTTTGTACAATTAAGGGTGTAAAAGTTTATTTTCAGGAGGTGATCGGACATGAAGCGAAATTGGTCAAAATGGTTTAAGGCGGCGGGAATCCGTGCAGTGAAAACTATTGCACAGGTGGCTGTTTCCATGCTGACAGTCGGTCAGGCATTTGTGGACATAAACTGGGGATTGGTTTTATCAGTTTCTGGTGTTGCCGGTGTCATTTCACTTCTGACATCCATCGCCGGTCTTCCGGAATTGGAGGATGATATAAATGAGTGACACAATAATTGTGGCAATCTGTTCTTTGCTGGGAACGATGGCGGGATCCTTCGGCGGAATGAAGCTGATGACGTACCGGATCGAACAGCTGGAAAAGAAAGTCGATAAACACAACGGATTCGCAGAACGGATCCCGGTTATAGAAGAGCAGCTGAAAGTGGCAAATCATCGAATTGATGATCTTGAACATAAGGTTGGGTGATTATCATGTCAAGAATGTTTGAAAAATACACAGATCAGAATCCGCCGATTCAGTGTTTTATGCCGGATTCGACATGGTACAAAGGCAGCACTGCAGCATTTACACCGAAGGGGATTCTGTGGCATGACACGGGCGCGGACAATCCGTGGCTGAAGCGTTATGTGCAGCCAGCAGACAATGATCCGAAGCGTGATGAATTGCTTCAGCTGATCGGAAAAAACACATATGGCAATGACTGGGAACATACAGAGAAACAGGCCGGTCTGAATTGCTGGGTTGGAAAGCTGCAGAATGGTCAGGTCACAACACTTCAAGCCGGGCCGTGGACAAAAAGGCCCTGGGGATGTGGATCACAAAGAAGAAACAATGTTGATTATTCCCTGAATGACACGCACATCCAGTGGGAGATCTGCCAGGACGCGAAGACAGACAAAGCATATTTTGCGGATGTTTATGAAGAATCCGTTCAGCTGTCTGCCTATCTGTGCAAGAAATTCAACATTGATCCGAATGGAACTATCACATACAAAGGAATCAAGGTTCCGACAATCGTGTGTCACTGGGATTCATACAATCTGGGATGTGGATCCGGTCACGGTGACATTTATGACTGGACTGTCATGTATGACTATCTTGGGATTTCCAGGAAGTCTGTGAACATCAATGATCCGTATAATAACGCCATCAATCTTCGGATAAGGTCAGACATCACGAAGGCGATGAAAGATCCGGAGCCGACACACAAGGACGGATGGTGCAAGGTCGATGGGAAGTGGTATTTCTACCAGAACGGGCAGATGCTGAAATCTTCCTGGGTGACTTATAAAGGGGATCGTTATTACATGGGAGCTGACGGCGCAATGGTGACCGGTTGGCAGACCATCGAAAAACTTGATTATTATTTCTATTCAGGCGGCGCAATGGCTGTCGATGAATGGATTGACGGATGGTTCCTTGACATGGATGGTCACAAGACCGGAAACAAGGGATCCTGGAAGACGGACAAGACCGGGAAGTGGTGGCAAGCCGGTTCCTGGTATCCGAAAAACAGATATGTCCGCATAGATGAAAAAGAATATCAATTCAATTCGAAAGGATATCTGATTGAAAAATAAGGGGATGATCTGATGGGTAAAGGCAGACCATCGAAATATCACAGTCATATCGAACCACATCTGTCGGAAATTGCAGAGATGGCAACACGAATGACGGAAGCCCAGATTGCTGAAAGTCTGGGGGTTTCTTACACACAGTTCCGTGAAATGAAAAAGAAATATCCGCCATTATCCGACAGTTTGAAAAAAGGACGGAAAACGGTTGTTGAACGCGGACGAAGTGCGCTGATCAAGAAGGCCGAAGGGTTCGAATATGAAGAGAAGAAGCGGATCATCGTCAAAGGGAAGGTGATCCGCGAAGAGATCACAACAAAATATTGTCCGCCGGATGTGGCGGCAATCAATCTGCTGCTGAAGAACTACGATCCGGAGAACTGGGCAAATGATCCGCAGATGCTGAAGATCAGGAAAGAAGAACTGGAACTGGCGCGCGAAAAGATGGAACGGTCTGAATATGTTTAATCTGGATACATTCTACAAAACACAGGAATGGGAAAAGCTGCTGGCAGTGCTGAAGATTGAACGTGTCAATGATGACGGTGAACTGATCTGCTGGCATTGTGGGAAACCGATCACTAAAGCATATGATGCAATCGGTCATCACACAATCTTCCTGACGGAAGAGAACGTCAACGATCCTGAAATTTCCCTGAATCCTGATCTGATCCAGTTCGTACATCACGCCTGTCACAATAAGATTCACAATAAGTTCGGACATAAGCGGAAGGAAATCTTCCTGGTCTACGGGCCGCCGCTGTCAGGCAAGCACGAATGGGTTGAATCGAATCTGGTTGATGGGGAACTGGTGATCAACATTGATGATATATGGATGGCGGTTTCCGGCTGTCCCAGATATAAAAAGCCCGGAAGATTGAATGCTGTGGTCTTCCAGCTGCATCGTCAGCTGATGGATGCGGCACGCACACGGCTGGGCAAGTGGGATGTGTGCTACATTGTCGGCGGATATCCGCTGATCAGCGAACGGGAACGGATCCTGAAAGACTTCGGCGCACGGGAAATTTTTCTGAACACCGACAAGGCCGTATGTATGGCACGGGCAGAGGAATTGAAGCTGGATGATTACGTAGCGCACATCGAAGAGTGGTTCCGCCGATACAGACCGGCCCCCCATGCGTGATGAAATTTTCATCGCGGAAGGACTGTCGGGATGGAGGTTACTTTTGCAAAAAGTAAAAAATTCAAATTTTTCAAATCAAATTTTTGAAAATTTCAGTTAATTTTTGAGAAGTTCCGGGAGATTTGACAAAAAATGACGCGAAAAGAAGAGCTTTTGAACGTGGTCGGGAATGATCCCGTCCTGATCCGCCTGGTGGATGACATGGTTTATCTGGAAAACGAACTGGATCATCTGCGTCCGCTGCCGAAAATCAAGGTGGATCCGCAGAATCCGGCCCGCCAGAAGGCCACGCCAGCATCAAAGCAATACAAAGAATATCTGCAGCAATACACGAATGTGGTCAAAATTATTGCACGAAAGACCGGTGCGGACATGGCGGATGAAGAATCACCACTGCGGGCATGGATGATGAACCACAACGAAACGGAAACAAGGTGATTGTGTGCTGATCAAGGAACGAACAATCTGGACACCGGACAATTCCTACTTCCTGGAATACCGGGGGCGGGCCGAATCCGGTGAAATCGTGATCGGACAGGAACTGGCGATTGAACTGGACAATCTGGCAGAAGATCTGCTGAATGACCGGTATGATTTCAATCGGGAAGCGGCACTTCTGCGGATGGACTTCATGGAAAACTGTGTCCGGTTGACAAAATCACCGTATTACAACAAGCCCATGATCCTGATGTTGTGGCAGAAGGCGTGGATTGAAGCACTTTATTCCTTCAAAATGGCGGAAGAATCCGTGAATCGTGGGTTCTGGATTGACCGGTTTCAGAAAACGCTGCTGCTGATTGCCCGAAAGAATACGAAGTCCGAAACTTCTTCCGGACTGGCAGAATCTGAATTTATTGTGGGGAATCCCGGATCTGACATTGTGGCATCCAGCAACGATGACCCACAGGCCAGCATCGTGTTTGACGCAATCGACACGATGCGGAAACTGATTGATCCGCGAAACCAGGACACAAAGCGAAATCAGCGGTTCATCTTGAACAAAGTGACTGACACCAAAGTCATGAAGCTATCGTCCAAAACGGAGAACAAGGAAGGAAGAAACATTGACTTCGCCATTGTGGACGAAACGCACGAAATGAAAACAAATGAAATCGGAAAGTCGATTGAACAGTCACAATCACTGAAAGACAATCCGAAATTCATCAACATCACAACGGAAGGCTTCGTGACGGACGGATATCTGGACGAAGAACTGAAAAAGGCCCGTGATGTGATCAATCGGGTGGATCCGGATGATCCCGCTGCCGAACGATTTCTTCCATGGCTATACACACAGGATTCGGAACTGGAAGTGTGGACGGGAAATCGTGAAAACCGGCTGTGGATGAAGTCAAATCCCACGCTGGGAGTGATAAAGAAATGGGGTTATCTGGAACAACAGGTGGCATCCGCACGAAAAAGCAAGTCGGATCGGATCTTCGTTCTTTCCAAAGACTTCAATATCAAGCAGAATTCAGCTGTCGCATGGCTGAATCTGGAAGATTATGAATATGAATGCCGGTTCGATCCGGAAGAATTCCGGGGCTGCATTGCCCTTGGCGCAGTCGATCTGGCAGAAACAACGGATCTTGTGTCCGCGAAAGTCATGGTGATGCGTCCTGATGATTCCAGGAAATACATCATCAGCCATTATTTCATCCCGGAATCAAAGATGGAAAGTGAAAATGATGAAGTCAGTGGCGCACATTATAAGGACTGGGCCGAAGCTGGTCTGATGACGATCACGGACGGGGCCGATGTCGATCTGTCCCGCGTGGCAGACTGGTTTTATCAGCTTTACACCGAACACGGAATCCGCCTGTGGCGTTGTGGATATGATCAGAAGTTCAGCAAGGACTGGATTGCCCGCATGGATTATTACGGGTGGAGCAAAACTGGCGGTGATGACACGGATCTGGTGATGATCAACCAGAACGCGCAGACATTGCACAATGCAATAAAACTGTGTGAATCCGATTTCCAGCACAAACAGATCTGGTACAACAATCATTCCGTGGACAAGTGGTGTTTCGGGAATGCCGGACTGAAAGTGGATTCAAAGGGAATGTCCCTGATCGTAAAGATGGAAACAAAAAAGCGAATTGACGGGGCTGTTTGCCTGGCGATTTTATATGAAACATTCAGACGGTATCGCACAGAATACCGCAATCTGGTGGAGGGATGAAATGTCTTGGTTAAGTAATCTATTTAGAAAAGGCCCGAAAGATGCAAAATTCGCGCCTGGAATGAATGGTTTTGCACCGATTTTCACGCAGTTCGGAACAAATGTGTATGCTTCGGACGTAGTGCAGCAGTGCATCAAGTGCATCGTGGACGAACTGAAGAAGCTGAATCCGCTGCACATCCGGCAGAAGGGCAACGATCCTACGCCGGTCAAAGGGAACATTCAGGACATTCTGGAATGCCCGAACGCTGTGATGACCACTTCGGAGCTGATCGAAAAGACCATGTGGCTTTTGCTGCTGAATTATAACGCATTCATCATCCCCACTTTTATCAGTTGGGTGGATGACGAAGGTGAAGAACGCCGAAGATATACTGGTCTGTATCCCATCAATCCGATCCAGGTGGACTTTATCGAAGAAGTCCCGACAGGAAGACTGTTCGCGAAGTTTTGGTTCAGGGATGGCACATCCACGGTGTATCCATACGCGGATGTGATACATCTGAAATATAACTATTCGATCAACGAATACATGGGTGGAAATGAGTTCGGCCAGCCAGATCACCGGGGCCTGATGCAGACGGTGGAACTGAACAAAAAGCTGCTGGATGGTGTGGCGAAGGCGATGAATGCCAGCTACAACGTCAATGCAGTTGTGAAATATGCGACACTTCTGGATGAAGCGAAGATGACGGCAAACATCCGGAAACTGGAACAACGGATGGAAAATGGTGAATCTGGGATCCTTCCGCTGGATCTGAAAGCCGATTTCATCCCGATCCAGAAGTCAATCGAACTGGTGGACAAGGACACGCTGGAATTCGTTGACAGCAAGATCCTTCGGAACTGGGGTGTTCCGCTTTCCATCTTGACCGGTGACTACACTGTCGAACAATACAACAGTTTCTTTCAGAAATGCCTGGAACCGATCATCGTCAGCTTCAGCCAGGCCCTGACGAAGAAGTTGTTTACCAGAAGGGAAATATCGTTCGGAAACAAAATCAAACTGTATCCAAAAGAATTGATTTTTATGTCGATGGATCAGACCATTGAAATGATTAAACAGCTGTCACCCACGGGCGCACTGTTTGAGAATGAAAAACGGTCTGCACTGGGAATGATGCCGCTTCCGGAGCTGGAAGGTAAACGATATATGTCATTGAACTGGATTGATGCCGCGAATGCTGCACAGTATCAGGTCGGCAAGCCGGATGAAGTGAATCTGGATATTGTTGACAAAACGGAGGAATAAAAGATGGTATTCAGTCGAAACTGTGCAATTATTGAAAACATCCTGGGCGCAGAAAATGTCCTGGAAGATCCGCAGAGCAGCACGGAAGAAATCCTTCAGGCGATTCTGTATGAACAGGCATACACAAAGGATCCCACAAGCCGGATCGAAGAAATCCTGATCGCGATCCTGAATGGAACTGAATGTGAAATCACGGATCCACGAAGTGAGAATGAAGAAATCCTTCTGTATGTCCTGAATAAATCGATCTATGAGGGAACGCCGACAAGCTACATGGCCACACTTCTGCAGCTGTGGTCGAAACAGGAAGCGGATCCGGAAAGATTCCGGTTCCCGTTCAAGATTGAAGAAGGTCATCCGGTTGAAATGTCAGTTGTGGAGGATGAAAGCAGTGGTGAATGATACACAGCAGCACCTTGAATGGGTGCATTGTCCGGAATGCGGAAAGACATTGTTTCAGACGGAACCGAATGCAGTGGTCAAAGGAATCCACATCAAATGCAGAGGTTGCCGAAGAATTGTAAAAATCAATAAACCAGAGCCTTGAGCCGATGACACGCGATGAAAAGCGTGTGCATCGGCTTTTATTTTTCAGGAGGTCAAGAAGATGGAGTTTGAAAAACGATTTTACACCTTCAGTCCCACAGTCGAAAAGCGTGAAGACGGCACGGCCCGTCTGTATGGGTATCCGATTGTTTTCAACAGTCCGGCAGACATCGGCGGGATGTTTCGGGAAATCATCATGCCGGGTGCGCTTGATGGCGCGGATCTGAAGGATGTCCCGCTGCTGGTCAATCACAATGACCGCATGATTCCGGTTGCACGAAGCAGAAGGAACAACGGGAACAGCACCATGATCCTGATGGCTGATGAAAAGGGCCTTCGATTCGAAGCCACACTGGACATCGCCAGGAACGCAACGGCAGCGGAACTGTATTCCGCAGTTGAACGCGGGGACATTGACGGAATGTCTTTTGCATTTCGGGTGAAGAAGGAAAACGAACGCTGGGAAGGTCTGGAAACCGATTATCCCACACGTTTTATAAACCGGTTCACTTCGATTCATGAGATTTCGGCGGTGACATATCCCGCATATGACGCATCAGATATCAATGCCAGAAGCAAGGATGCGCTGGATAGCGCACGGGCGGCACTGGATAGTGAACGCCAGCAGAAGGCATCAGGCACAGTGGACACTGCAGATATAAACATGGCCCGGCTTCGGGCAAAAATCAAAATCATGTAATCAAAACAGGAGGAAAAAAACAATGAAAGAGATCTATAAGAACAAGATCGATGCCCTGAAACTTCAGAAGAAACAGGAGCAGATGAAGGTTGATTCTGCGAAGACCGAAGAAGAGCTTCGCAGCATCGTTGATTCTGTGAAGAACATTGATGCACAGATCGCAACGATCACAGAGATCGCAGACGCTGATGATGCAGAGGAAAGAGCAAAGAAGACACCGGACAATGACGCATATTTCCAGGCACAGCCGCCTGTTCAGGGAACTGAAATGCGGAATGTCGGATCCTTCAAGGCAGAACAGAGAAGCGAAGAGGGCGAATCTCTGGAATACCGCAAGGCATTCCGTGATTACGTCATGAAGGGAACACCGATTCCGGTTGAATTCCGTCAGACCACTTCCACAGAGGACACGGGCGCGGCAATTCCGATGACCATTATGAATGATGTCATCAACACCGTTCGGAAGCGTTACGGAAATCTGTACGCAAAGGTTCGCAAGCTGTCTGTTCAGGGCGGTGTGGAATATCCCATCGGCGCACTGAAGGCATCCTTCAAGTGGATCAGCGAAAGCACCGTTTCGCCGCGTCAGAAGATGGATAAGCTGGGCAAGATCATGTTCGGATATCACACAGCTGAAATCCGCGTATCCCAGACTTTCCTTGCAAATCTGCTGACACTTTCCAGCTTTGAAACACGCATTGCTGAAGCAATCGCAATCGCTTACCTGGAAGCTATGGACTACGGCATCGTGAACGGTTCTGGTGATGGCTGCATGACCGGTATTCTGAACGATCCGCGTGTAACCAACACGATCACCATGACTGCAGCTGACATCGCAGACTGGAAGAAGTGGCGCAGCAAGTTCTTTGCAAAACTGCCCCTGGGTTACAGATCCGGTGAATTCATTTTCGCCGCTGGAACTGTTGACGCATATCTGGAAACCATGTCCGACAGCAACGGAAATCCCATCTTCCGCCAGGCAACAGGTCTGGAAGTGAACGATGGAGATTCCAGAAATCCGAATGGACGTTTCTTCGGACGCAACATCAGCCTGGTTGAAGATGACATCATCCCGGCGTTTGACGATGCTTCCCAGAACGATGTCATCGGTATCTTCTGGCAGCCGAATGAGTACGCCATCAATGAGAATTTCGGATTCACCATGATTCGCTATTTTGACCGCGAAACAAATGAATGGGTGGACAAAGCCCTTGTGGTAGTTGACGGAAAGGTTCTTAATCCGACAGGCATCTACAAGATCGTAAAGGGTTAATTGAAGGGGGTGCTGAATATGGAATTGACTGTTTCTGCGCTTCGCAACACTTATAAGATCCTGGGCGGAACCGAAACTGACATCACAGATGTGATGACCATTCCGGAGGCCCTGAACAAAGTCAACACCAAACTGGCAGCATTCGTGACATCTGTTTCTGCCGGACTGCTTCCGGCAGCCGCCACAGATGGTCAGGTTCTGACTGTATCTGGTGGCAAGTAGGTATCCGCTGCCATTCCTTCACAGCTTCCGGCAGTGTCTGCGCCTGGTGATGTGGGCAAAGTCCTGAAGGTTGATGCAGAAGGCAAGTGGGCCGCCGGAACTGATGAAATCCAGGCGTAAGAAAATCAATAGGAGGATAAAAGAATGATTAACACACAGAAAATCGTTCCCATTCAGAGAACGGATCTTTTGACACTGCTCGGAACCGTTCTGAACATCGCAAATATCAGCGCAGAGAAGCTGACCGGTGTGAACGGCAAGTATGAAGTAAAGACAAACAGCAAGGTTTACATCGCTGATGCGCCTGTGAAGTCCCTGGACATCGACAAGACCGCATCCAGCCTGACCGCAAACACCACCTATTTCGTAGCAGACTACGATTTCACTGGTGTGACTGTGGATGGAACAAAGGTTTCCGCCACTGTTGATGCAGATGCTGCCACATTTTACAAGGCAGTTCTGGCCGATGGATCTGTCACTGTGAGCAAGGTGGGATTCTAATCCGGAGGTGAACGCGCATGAAACTTGTAATCAAAAAAGAGTTTCGCGACAAGTTCACCGGGGAGCTTTACAAGGTCGATGATGTGAAGGAATTCACAAAGGACAGAGCAGAACAGATTCTGGCTGATCCGCGCGGCCTTGTGGAAGCTGCACCGGAAGAGCCGACAGAGCCGAAACCGAAAAAACCGGCAGCAAAGAAGCCGGTGGCAAAAAAGGCGAAGAAGTAGGGAGGACACGGGCAATGGCTACACTTGCACAAGTAAAATCGGCACTTGGGATCACAGGCACGTTCCATGATGCCACACTTCAGGTCTATTTTGACGAAACTGTCGATTTCCTGAAGGAATCAGGTGTCGCGGATGCCGACATTTCAGCTGGCATCGTTGCCCGTGGTGTATCTGATCTGTGGAATTACGGAGCTGGTGACGGAAAGCTGTCCAGTTATTTCATGCAGCGGGCCGCACAGCTTGCATACAAGCGGGGGTGATCCGTATGTCGAAGAGATTCAATCCGAACGCACCATTCGACACGGCCTTCAAACTGTTGAAGCCGGTGTGGTCGAAATCAATGGGTGTTCCGAAAAAGACATTTCCGGATCCGGCTTCCGTGGAACAGGTCAGATTCTGCAGCTTCAAAACCTATGGTGGAACGGAAGGCTGGAACAATGACATTTACACCATCATTGACACGGCCCATGTTCAGACATGGTTTGATCCGGATATCACGGCAGATTGCCAGATATATCTGTGTAAAACCGGGGAAGTGTGGGATATCATTTCCCGCCCTGAAAACATCAACGGGCGTGATCAGTTCATGCAGTTCAAGATTCAGATTGTAAAGGGGAAGCCATAAATGGGAAGTAAAGGGAAAGATCTGAATATGGCACTTTCCGGTCTGGAAGAGTTGGCAGAACGTCTTCAGGACATAGGCGGTGACTTGAAAAAAGCAATGACCGATGTCCTGGACGATTTTGCCGACACGATCCAGGCGGACACGGAAAAGGCAATGCAGAATCAAAACCTTCCCGCAAAGGGTGAATATTCCCACGGTGCGACAAAACAATCAATCATTCACGATCCGAAGGTTTCCTGGCAAGGCCCTGTGGCATCAGTTGGTGTCGGCTTTGATAAGACAAAACCGGGTGCAGCGGGATGGTTGATCACTGGAACACCACGGCAAAAACCCGTGATGGAACTGCAGCGGATTTTCGGTGGATGGGCCGGAGGAAGAGCCGGTCACACCGGACAGAACAAATACATCAAGGATCTGGCATTTGACGCGAAGCAGATCATGCTGGATCACATCGAAGAAGCAATGGAAGGGAAGAAATAATGGATCAGGCACTGATGGCAATTCTTGAATCATTCAAATATCCGGTGTATCGCCAGGGATCCTTGTCAGATTCAGATCCGTATCCGGAAACATTCATCACATTCTGGTGTAATGCGTCCCCGGATCACAGTCATTATGACAATTCTGAATTCGGCACTGCCTGGGATTACGGTGTTTATGTGTATTCATCCATTCCTGAAAGATGTTACACCTTGACGGCAAACGTCCGGACGGTTTTGAAGGCTTCCGGATGGATTGTTCCTTCCCAGGGCTTTGATGTGACCAGTGATGAAGCATCACACATCGGACGGGGCCTTGAATGCTATTACCTGGACACGCCTGACGCGAAATCTGACACATAAATGAAACAAATGAGGAAATGGGCCTTGAAAGAGAAAATGGCCTTAAAAATCAAAATAGGAGGGCAAACAAATGGAATATTTCGAATATCGTGGAATTTCTGGACTGGTTGCAGCAGAAGTTCTGGTCGATGACGAATCCACTTTCCAGACTGGCGAAGTTTTCCAGCTGGCTGGTGTGGCAGAACTTGGAAAGAGTTCCAGCAGCACATCCGAATCGCACTGGTATGACAACATCCCGGCAATTATCGTGGTTACTGATGGCGTGGACACCGTAACAATCAATACTTCCGCCATTCCGCTTCCCGTGAAGGCGAAGATCACCGGTCAGAAGTATGACGCGACAAAGGGAATGCTTGTGGAAGGCCCGCGTAAGATCAAATATTATGCAATCGGCTACAAAACCCAGGCAACAAACGGCGATGAATATTATGTATGGCGGCTGAAAGGAACCTTCAACATCCCGGATGACAATCACAAGACGAAGGACGATTCCACTGACGCAAATGGTCAGGAACTGGTTTATACCGGTATCAAGACCACCCATGTGTTTGAAAACGGTGGAGAGGACGGCCCGGATCACGCATCTGCAGTGGTTATCAACACAGCCCTGGATCTGATCGCGAACAAAGCCGGATTCTTCGACAGCGTTCAGACACCTGACACGATCGAAGCAAAGAGCGAAACACCGTCTGTTTCTGTAGTTCCTTCCCGTGCAGAAGTTGAAGTTGGACAGAAGGTTCAGCTGACGGCCATCAAGGTTCCGTCTTCTGCAGCAGTTACCTGGAGCAGTAGCAACACAGGCTATGCGACAGTAAATGCAAGTACCGGCGAAGTTACCGGTGCTGGAGCTGGAACGGCAACGATCACGGCAACAATCACTGTCGGAACAGATACCTACACGGACACCTGTTCTGTCACTGTTTCCGCTGCTTCCGCGTAAACCATACGCGCTTCACTCACACGGGCCATCACAGGACACCTTCTTCCTGTGATGGCTTCCGTGAATATAGAAAGGGGATAAAAACATGGAACTTGAAATCACAGTTTATGACGATAATGATCAGGTTGTAAAAACTTGTAATGCGAACACAGTTGATCTTCGTTTCGGGCAGATTTCCGCCATCATGGAACTTCTGGACATCGAAAGCGTGAATGATTCGGTGGAACTGATGCGGATCGTGAACAAAGCATGGAAACAGCTGACACGGATCCTGACAAAGATTTTCCCGGAAATGGAAGAAGATGACTGGAATAATGTGAAGATTTCGGAACTTCTGCCTGTTGTGGTGCTGATCCTGAAATCTTCGATTGCTGAAATGATGAAAATTCCGAAATCAAAAAACGGGTGATGGGTTCCGATGACAAGGAACCCTTACATGAATCACTTTTTGCGATTTCTTACAATCTTTCAAAAGAGTTCCCGGCAATGTGTCCACCCATGATCGATGAAATGACGTTCGTGGATGTGATCAGCCTATATTCGAAGGTTCGAAAGTACCAGATCCGCGAAGAAGAACTGTCGGATCCGAACAGGGTGATCAGAATTCCCGCTGGGGATAAATGGTTTTAGGTGGTGACAAAATGGCAAACAACGAAGCTACTGTCAAACTGAATGCGGATATAAGCCAGCTACAATCCCAGATGCAGAAGGCATCCAGGACGATCAAGCTGGCAAATGCGGAGTTCAAGACGGCTGCTGCCGGAATGGATAAGTGGTCGGCCAGTGAAGAGGGCCTGAAGGCGAAACTGAAACAGCTGAACACTGTTCTGGGCGCACAGAAGACGCAGTTGTCACTTCTGGAACAGGAACTGGAAGATACGATCAAGCTGAACGGTGAAAATTCCGCTGCAGCCGACAAAATGCGTCTTCGGGTTGAGGGCCAGAAGGCTGCCATCGCAAACACCGAAAAACAGATCCGGAAATATGATCAGGAACTGGATGTGGTTACCGGTGATCTGGACAAGACCGGCAAGGAAATGGATGATGTCACGAAGTCCACAGACAAGGCTTCAGACGGATTCACGGTCATGAAAGGTGCGCTGGCTGATCTGGTGGCATCCGGAATCAAGCTGGCCATTTCCGGTTTCAAAGATCTGATCAATGTCGCAAAAGAAGCATATGAAGAATTTGATAAGGGCGCGGACGCGGTGATCAAAGCCACGGGAGCCACGGGAGAAGCTGCAGCGGAACTGACTGAAAGCTATAAAAACGTGGCGCACAACGTGGTCGGGGACATGGAATCCATCGGATCCGCGCTGGGTGAAGTGAACACGCGGTTCGGATTTACCGGATCCGAACTGGAAGAATGCACAGAACAGTTTATGAAGTTCGCTGACATCACCGGAAC